ACGCGATGACGTTGTTAACCCCGTTATTCACCAGCACCCAACGCTCGGCCTGTTTTAACCACGCAACCGGAATGTTTGCTGGATTGTAGTCACCGGCAATCGAGACTTCGGCGACGGGAACATTGTTATCAGAAATATCCGGCGTAAAAGTAAAAAGTCGTCCTCCAATCTGTGCAACCAGCATTTGTTGTCCGGTGTCCGGCGCGTAGTAGCAAGCTCCTTGAAACAATGCTTTCGTCGCCGCTGATTGAATTGTCGGGTCGGCAAATGCAAGCGTGAGCAGGTTGAATGGTGGACGGTTGGTTACAAAATCACCGCGCACCGTGGCGTTGACGGCGAAGGAAAGTTGGTCTTTCGGAATAACGAACGGGTCAACGCCGGAGTTGACGCCCTTCGGGAACGCCGTGAGATAATCGTCAATCAGGTTTGATTCATCTTTAGCCACATTATTACAAGGCTGCGATGAGCGCATTAACCGCCAGCGTCAGGTTTGCGAAAGCGTTGGCGTCATCGTAGTTTTGAATCTCAAGCACAATCCAACCGGAGCCTTCAATAAACGCTGTTATCGCCGAGCCGGTGATGCTGAATCCCTGCGTGTTGGTTCCGACGACTGATGGAGCAGTGTATCCGGTTGCCGAAACGACAGCACCCTTCGGTGTGCAGTTGGCTGATGTCAGGTTCAAGACGCCAACCGTGATTCCGGAACCGTTGATGTATGGAGTGAGGGTTGCAGCTTTTGCTGCCGTGGTTACCGCGTGTTCAACCACAAACTTGATGGTCTTAATCTTGAAATTGTAGCCCAGCACCAGCGCGGTGATCGTATCCGCTGCTGCAAGGTCAACGAGGTTCACGAAGAATGCCAATGTAAATTCACCCACGGTTGCTGGAATGACAGCATCGGACGATACGCCGCCGGAGCTGTCGGTTATGATTGCTGGGAGAGTTCCAACAACAATTGGTTGTCCGCTGATTGCAACATTTGAGCCATCGGCGTAGGTTCCTGAAGAATCGCCTGAAAAATTCAAAGCAATTCCAGTAAATTGAGTGCTGTTATTAATGGCTGAAACCTTTAAGTGCATAAACAACGCACCGTTGGAATTATTTGAGATTACTACAATTTGTCCATCTGCCATCCAAGATGTTGATACGACATTTAACGTGCTGATTCCTGTCCCGATTAGCTGATTCCCAGTAAGTGTTGTATATGGCCCCTGTCCCGCTGTTCCAGATGGTGAAAGTTTCGCGCCTTGGCTGACTGTCATTCCTGAATTTAGATTATTTGGATATGAAGTAACTGGAAGATAATTAAGGATAACGGATGTAGCCCCGGTCACTGTTTGTATTGAATAAAATCCAGAAGACTGCTCATAAACAATCAAACCAGACTGCATCCAGGCCGTGCTGTCCACAGATACGGAAATGGTTGACGAGTTTGATGGAACCACAAAAGATGCAGTCACTATGCTGAAAGCATTTCCCCCGCTGATGCCAGGAACATTGACGACGACTTTTGGTTGGCAACTCATAAATCAGTTTGGTTGGCGTTTTATCATTACGGGGCAACTTTAGTTCTCGACACAATGGAGCGCAAGCGGAATTGTTAATTGCGATGTGAAAATGTGTTGAAATACATTCACAACTCGCTTAATATAAGGCAATGAAGAATTGCGCTTCTTGCAAAAGACCGATGCCTCACTGTCATCCAAACCGGAAATTTTGTTCGGAGCCTTGTGAGTTAGCGCAATACAAAAAATCATGCAGGGAGTGTGGTGAAGTTTTTATTCCAAAGGATGCGAGGGGTGTTTTTTGCGGTAAATCATGTGCCGCCATTTGGAAAATGAAGCAGCCGGAGATTGTCAGAAAAATGATAGCCGGAAAAGATTTGGTGGCGTGCGGAAAGGCAATTAGTGAAGGAATAAGGAGAAACCCAAAAGAACACGACCGCCGCGTGAAGATGGGAAAAAAGAATTTTATCCCCGGTTGGAAGAAATACAATTCAGAAAATCCAACGAAATCAGAATCCGTGTTGCTGGCGATTTTTCCAAATGCGATTCACAATTTTCAAGTCAACACTGGAAGAAGTTCTAAATTTGAAAACGCAGCCCACCTATACAAAATTGACGTTGCGTTTCCAAACATTAAGCTGGCGGTTGAGGTTGACGGAAGTTATCACGATTGGGAATCACAAAAATCAAAAGATGCCGAAAAGGACAAATTTTTAATCTCCCTCGGCTGGTTTGTGTTAAGGTTTTCATCGAAAGCGGTCATGCGAGACGCATTAAGCGTGAAGCGTGCGATTGAATGTAAAATTCAAAATATGACCAATCAAAATGCCAAAGCAAAAATATAATTTTTCATGGCCCGACGGCGCGAGCGACCTTGCCATTGAGAAATACATGATTCAGAAAGGGGCTGCGTTTGCGTTAGCAAATGGCCGCTCAATTTTTTACCACTACAAGGAGTTTTTCAAAATAGTTTGGCCGGAGGATGACCAGCACCGATGGTCGGATTTGGTTTTGCGGGCATTTTGTGAAAACGACATCACGGTGATAATGGGCTGCTCCGATTCGTCAAAAACAGACACGATGTCGAAGATTGTTTTGGCCGATTATTGGTGCTTTCCAGACAAAACACTTTGGCTTGTTTCCACAACCGAGGGCCGCGGCTCGGAATTGAGAATTTGGGGACACATCAAAGATTTATTTAATCGTGGGATTCGGGCTGGACATGATTTGGCCGGAAACCCGATTGATTATCTAAAAACCATCACGTCGGATGCGATTGACGAGGAGCATGAGCTTGCTCGTTCTTTGAAGCGCGGCATAATTGTTGTTCCGTGCAAAACCGGCGGCGTTGTTTCCGGTCTTGCGCCATACATCGGAATCAAAGCCCCGCGACTGCGCCACTGTGGCGACGAAATTCCAGCAATGTCCGAGGCGTTCTTGAACGCTTACGCTAACTGGTATGGCAAAGAGGATTTCAAGGGGTTGATGGCCGGAAACTTCATGGAAACCGACGACCCGCTCGGAATTGCCGCTGAACCTATTGATGGATGGGACTCCTTTGTTGACTCTGGCAAAACACAGACGTGGAAAAGTAGATTTTACGACGCATTTGTAATCGCGCTGGATGGAAGAGATTCTCCAAATTTTGACCAGCCAGGGGAGCCTAAATATAAATACCTAATCAGCAAGAAGAAGCTGGACGGCGTTGCTAAAACAAAGGGTGTTGATTCTTGGGAGTGGTATTCTCAATGTATCGGAAAGCCAGTCAAGGGAATGGACATCTGGCGCGTTCTCACAAAAGGATTCTGCGAAAAAAATCATGCGTTGGAAGAAATAATCTGGAAGGGAACACCACGGGTTAAATTATATGCGCTAGACCCAGCCTACGGCCTTGGTGACAGATGCGTTGGCCGTGTTATTGAAATGGGGGAGTGTGGTGATGGAATTGAGCGGTTGCGAATTGGCGAACCAGAAGTCATTCCAATTAAAATAAACATCGGCGAGCCGGAGGAGCAGATTGCTCAATATGTGAAGGCTCGAATGGACGAGCTTTCCATCCCCTACGAGAATTGCTACTTCGATAGTTTTGGCCGGGGAACCTTATCGTTTGCATTTGCGAAAATAATGGGTGCAAGGTGTCCGGTTCCGATTGATTCTGGTCAGCAGCCGACAAAAAGGCCGGTAAGATTTGATTTGTTCGTTGAAGAAAATGGCAAGCTAAGATTAAAGCGGTGCGACGAGCATTACACGAAGTTCGTTTCCGAGGGATGGTTTAGCGTTCGGGAGGCAATCGAATCGCAACAGATTAGAAATCTGGACTTGGAAACCATAAAAGAAGGGCAGTCACGGAAATTCACAAGGAACAATCAAGCCAAGATTGAGGTTGAGCCAAAAGATGAAATGAAAAAGCGGCTTGGCAAAAGCCCTGACCTTTTTGACAATGTGATGATTGGAGTCGAGGGTGCGCGAAGACTTGGGTTTCAAATTATCCGGCTTGGACGTGATATAAAATCCACAACCGCCGACGATAATTACTTTGACACCGAGGCAAATGAATGGGATAAAGCAATTAAGTCGGGTTTGCTAAAACATTAAGTTATGTTCATTCTTAAATCATTCCGGCAACCGATTCCCGGCAATTATTATTATGTCCAGACATTTGGCATCGTCCATACATTTGACGCGAACCCAATGGTTGAGGAAGTCGCGAAAGCTGTCAGTTCGTTTCGCATCGCCAACAAACTTCCGCGTGCCAGTCTTGTCGAGTCCCTTGAAGATGTGGATGTGTTCACCTGTGCGCGACTGCTCAACAATCCAAATTTCTGCCGCGAGTGTGAAAACTCATGGTTCTCCGTTCACTCCGACCACCCCTTTATCAAAAAACCCTGTGCCTCCTGCGGCACACCTTCTAAAACATCATGAGTGATTGGAGTAAAGCATCAAAATGCCTCGACACAATTCGCGCGGGCGACACCGTTGAATACGACCGTGGCAAAAACCGCGTCCTGATAAACAAGGCGGCGAACAACGAGCCGCTGATGCCCGATGACGAAGCCGAGCGCATCGGCATGAAGATTTACAACCGTTGGGGCGAGTTCATGATTACGCTCGCCAACGCCGCGAGACAGTTTCTCACCAATTTTACTTCGCAGGACACTTATTTCACCGTTTCCGTCCCCAAGGCTCCCGAAGAAATCCGCGCTGACATCGGCGGTTTTATCACCGAGACGATCAACGAGCTGATGAAGGACGGTTCTCGCCAGATGGAATACTTCATGGTGCATTTTTCCAAGTGGAAAGCTGTTGCCGCGCACGGCATCGGCCCGATGATGTGGGATGATGCCTATTCATGGGTTCCCCGCACGGTTGCCATCGAGGATTTACGGATTGCGACGGACACCGAATTGAGCTTCCGAAATCTGACGTGGTTTGCGATTCGGATTCCCTACACGCCGGGCGAACTTTCACGCAAGGCATTTTCCAAGGTGAAGGGCAAATGGAAATGGAACACGGATGCCGTTGCCTCGCTGCTTAAAAATGTCGAGGAGTGCAATACAACGATGGCCTCAAACAATTATAATTGGGATTCGGAGCCGGAAAAGTTTGAGGAACTTCGCAAGCAAAACGCCGGATATTGGGATGGTGATGCGATGCCGACAATCAATCTCTGGCACTTTTATTTTCAGAACGAGAAAAAGAAATGGGAATTGAAAGTCGTTCCCGATATTGCTTCGGGATTTTCCAATCCTGACTCCGAGGATGATTTCGTCTGCCAGAGCGAAGGCGCGATTGCGGATTCGTGGCGTCAAATCCTGCATGTCCAGTTTGGCGATTTGAACAACAAGGCTCCGTTGATGTATCATTCCGTCCGATCACTCGGATTCGCCTTGTTTGAGCCGTGTTATTGGACGGACTTCACCCGCTGCCGGTTGCTGCAACACACACTTGACCAGTTCAACATTTTACTCCGCGTCACCGACCCCGTTGACAAGGCGCGCGCTCAAATTCAAGTGTTCCAAAATCTCGGCGTCGTAAAGCCGGGGGTTTCATTCGTTCCGAACAACGAACGCTGGCAGGTTGACGCCAATCTCGTTGATGGCATGATGGCACAGACCAAGCAGCTTCAATCGGAAATGTCCACGGCTTACACCCAAAGTCTCGACAACGGCACGTCGCGGGAACAGACCGCATTTGAGACGGGCGTAAAAGTTCAACAGAACAACGCCATGTTGTCGGGCATCATGCTTTTGGCAAAGGCATTTGAGAAAACCGCGTGTCAGGAGATTTGCCGGCGGTTCTGCCTCGAAAACTCCGATGACGAGGATGTGATTGCATTTCAGAAGATGTTTAAGAAAGAGGGCTACGACAAGGCTTGGTTGGATGTCTCAAAATGGCGCGTTGAAATCAACATGCCGCTGGGCGGCGGTAATCCGACGATGGCGATGGTTGAGGCGCAAAACTGTTTGCAGCTTCGCCCCATGCTCGATCCGACCGCGCAATCCGCCGCGTTACACGATGCCGCCGTCCAAATGGTCGGCACACGCCGCGCAAAGGAATGGGTCAAGGCGACGACGCAAAAGGTTTCCGATGCCGCAGCCGCCGCAGCCGCCGCGTTCCCCGCGATGATGCTCGGATTGCCTCCGCAGATTCCTGAAGGATTGAATCCAATCCAACAGATTCAAACCCTGTTCGGATATTCCGGCGGTTATATCGCCCGCATCGAACAGACAACCAAAGTGCCGACGCCGATGGAATTGAGCGGGCTGAAAAATGTCGCCGCATATCTCGGAAAACTGGTTGGCGGTATGAAAGGCGACACCGGAAACGAACCGCTGTTCAAACAGTTCAGCCATGAGTTGAGCCAGTTGAACAACGAAATCAAGAAATTGCAGGTTGCCATGCAACAGCAGATGGCGAAACAGAACGGCAATGGCAACGGCATGGCGGCGGAAACGCAGGCCAAGATTCAGGCCATCCAAGCGACGACTGCCGCGAAGCTCCAGGGCAAGCAGGCGGAAACCGCGCAGAAGATTCACCAGAAGGAACTGGCCGACATTCAGAAACGGCGACACAAAGACACCAATCTTACCAGAACCGAACAGCGCAAGGATGTCGCCGCGATTGCGGAGATGGGACGACAGAAGGCGAAGAAACCGCTTGAGGAATGAGTGACGCATCGCCATTCATAAATGCTGTGCCGGTGCATTACTCAAAGCAGTTGGTATCCGATGATTTTGAGCGGAATAAAAAAGCACGGTTGACCAAAAGAGAATACGACCGTCAAGAAAAGTTGAAGCGCGACCCGCTTTACAAAAAGACCGGAAAAGAATCGTGAATATCAGCATTAAAATCGTTCCCAACAAAATGATTCCGGCGCGAAAAGGATTCACCGGAGCCGATTGGTGGTTTGACGCCGATGGCAACCTTGAGGTTCGAGTCGCGCATGAAGTTGGCGACTGGCGTGAGCAAACCTTGCTGGCAATCCATGAAGCGACCGAGGCGGCAATGTGCAAACATCTGGGAATTACCGTCGCGCAGGTGGATGAATTTGATTCCAAATATCAGGCCGAACACACGATTGATTTGAACGCGGGCGATGAGGTTGACGCGCCCTACAAAGTTCCCCACAACTACGCGACGGCGATTGAAAGGATTTTGGCGGGCGTTCTTCAAGTGGATTGGTCTCCGTATGATTCGCGTCTTTCAAAACTCTAATGAAACCAGTTGAGGACATTGTTTGCTGTATCTGGGATTATGGCACGTTTATTTCAATGGCTGAAATGATGGGCCGGGTTTGCAAGAAAGCGTATTACTACTCGCCGTTTGAGGAGGAATTTCGGGACGTAAAAAAATGCTGCATCGGAACCGGACTTGAATTTGTTGAACGCCTGAACGACCCGCTTGACCCCGAAAGAATTGAAGAAATTGATTTGCATATTTTCCCTGATATAGGATTTCGGAGCGAACAAAAACTCCTTCGCAGCATGGGGAGGGCGGTTTGGGGTTCAAACGGAGCCGACGGTCTTGAGCTTTCCCGCACCGACTTTCTGGACGAGATTAAAAGCCTTGGGTTGCCCGTCGTGCCTTACGTTCCCATTGTCGGGCTGGATAATCTGGCGAAGCATCTCGAAAAGGTTGAGAACAAATGGGTGAAAATTAACCGATTTCGCGCCAACATGGAAACGTGGAAGCACATTGACTACGAACACAGCCGCCGAAAACTTGAGGCGATGGAAGTTGATTTCGGCGGTGTTCAAAACGACATCGAATTTATCGTTCAGGACGAAATTGATAGTCAGGTTGAAATCGGATACGACGGATGGTGTGTGGACGGCGGGTTTCCGTCATCTTCATTCCAAGGCTATGAGCAAAAGAACAAACTTTATCTCGGCTCATTGTTGGAATACGACAAACTCCCCGAAGCCGTGCGCGAAATCAATGAGGCGATTTCCGGCCT